AACTTTGCACGATGCAAGTGTCTTGGTGCAAATGTACTTCGTGGACCTGATCAGATTCCCTGGGATGGTAAGTTGAAGTATGACTATCAGTTGTGGATTGATAGTGACATTGTATTTGACACGAACAAGTTCTGGCAACTGTGCGATCTTGCGATTGCAGAGGATGGTACAGAGAAAGAGATTGTTTCTGGTTGGTATTGCACCGAAGATGGGAAGACTACTTCATGTGCTCACTGGCTGGAAGAGGGTGACTTCCGTAAGAATGGCGGAGTCATGAACCATGAAACTCTGGAATCTATCTCCAAGCGTCGCAAACCTTTCACGGTTGACTATATTGGATTTGGTTGGGTGTTGATTAAGAATGGAGTGTTTGAGCATACTGAGATGAAGTATCCATGGTTTGCTCCAAAGATGCAACAATTTGAATCTGGTGAAGTTCAAGATATGTGTGGAGAGGATGTCTCCTTCTGTCTTGATGCTATCAGTGCTGGATTTGATATTTGGGTGGATCCCCGTATCCGCGTTGGTCATGAAAAAACTCGCATTATCTGATTATGGCAAAACTTAAAGCATCATTGACTGGTAAGACTATTATTCAGTCGAAGCCCAAAAAGACTCGTCAAGGAGCTGGGCAGCATACTAAATATGCAGCGAGCTCTCGTAACTCTGCTCGTAAAAGGTATCGAGGACAAGGAAAAGGATGAGTCAATTAGTCGTCAATCTCCCACCACAAAAAGTGTGGGTTCGTAAAGAATATTTGAGAGATTTACAAGACGGCTACGGGGAATTTGTAGAGGGCGTCTGGGTGACTGCAAAAAGCATCCCTGGACGTGCTTTTTATTTTGAGACATATTTACCTAAGTATGGGGCAATGTATGATAAACTACCCATTAGCGCGTTTCTCTCGCGTCCAGAACTACCAGATCCTGATTTAGATCTACCAAATCTACAATTTTGGAACTGTATGGACTATGGAGTTCGATGTATTGAGAAACAATTCATTGGATCAATGGATTTTGAACTCCGAACACGTAACTTTGGCAACATCAAAGGAGAATATTTGTTCACTTTGGACAACTTTCATCCTGATATTGACACTACAAACACAAATGTAAGTGAAATTCCCGACGAACACAAGTCACATAACTGTATTGAACTTGAAAATGGGCAATTTGCACTGTATCCAAACAATAGAATGAGGATTTATGACTTATCAATCACTCCCGAAACGCCTCTTACGCCCGATTTCAAGGTCTCTACACGGTATTATCAGGTTGAAAATGGAGTCAGATGGGGCAGATTGGGGGATTCTGACGAATATTTCTGGGAAACTCCCGACGAAAGAGCAAATTCTGGCATTAGAAGCACCGATTTTTGAATGTGGCGGTGGACATTTCACTCAGGGTTATGGTTTTTTTGTATTTGTTCCCAATTCGACACTAAATAAACCAGATATATTGACTATAACAGGTGCCGCAACCAGTCTCACGGGCATTTAAGGACATTTCACTGTCTTTCAAGAAGCATCCAATCACAAGTGATGCGCTTGTGCTGTCAAATGAGACTGCAATTTCGCGTTCAATTCGTAATTTAGTGCTAACTGCCTTAGGAGAACGACCATTTCAACCAAATTTGGGTTCTAGGATATCCAGAAGTCTTTTTGAATTGTTGGATTTTGGTACTGCATCCATAATTAGGAAAGATATTGAACTTACGATTAAAAATTTTGAGCCAAGAGTGGAAATCAATACAATTGAAGTGACTCCTGAGTATGATAATAATGGATATAACGTCCTGATTTCATATTTTATCGTTGGGCAACCTAGAACACCCAAACAATTAGAGTTTATCCTTCAAGCCACAAGATAATGCCACTTACAAAGTTTTCAAATTTAGATTTTGATCAGATCAAGACGCAGATAAAGGACTATCTGCGATCAAATTCCAATTTTACGGACTTTGACTTCGAAGGATCGAACTTTTCGGTTCTGATTGACACTCTGGCATACAACACCTATATCACTTCATACAATGCCAACATGGTGGCAAATGAGGTGTTTATTGATAGTGCCACATTAAGAGAGAATGTGGTATCACTTGCGAGAAATATTGGATATTTACCTTCATCTAAGAAGTCAGCAAAGGCAACTGTAAGTTTTTTTGTTGACACTAGTACTTTGACCACCAACCCAACAACAATGACCCTTAGAGCGGGTCTGGTGGCAGTCTCAGACAGTTTTGGCGGGTCTAATTATACGTTCTGTATTCCAGAAGATGTCACGGTTCCAGTTACAAATGACACCGCATTCTTTAATGACATTGAAATTTATGAGGGAACGTTTTTATCTAAGTCGTTTACAGTAGATACTTCAAACATTGATCAAAGGTTCATAATTCCAAATGCAAACACTGATACTTCTACCTTAGTTGTTCAAATTAAGGAAAGTGAGTTTGATATTACATCAGTTAAGTATGAATTAGTACAAAGTATTATTGATGTAACTGGCACATCAAAGATTTTCCTCTTACAAGAGGTTGCAGATGAAAAATATGAACTTCTTTTTGGAGATGGAGTTTTTGGTAATCGTTTAGAAGATGGAAATGTGATTACAGCAACCTATGTGATCACAAATGGTGCTGATGCTAATGGTGTTAGGAACTTTACTTTCTCAGGAAGACTTGTTGATAACGATGATAGAGTTGTAACTACGGGTGTTTCTGCTGTTACAGTTGTTAACTCATCAACAGGCGGTGGAGACATTGAAACTGTTGATTCTATTAGAAAATATGCACCTTTAAAGTATGCTGCACAGAACAGAGCAGTTACATCACAGGATTATGAGGTTTTAACAAAACAGGTTTTCCCAGAAACAGAATCTGTATCTGCTTTTGGTGGAGAAGAACTCAATCCACCTCAATTTGGTAGAGTTTTTATTGCAATCAAACCTAAAAATGGCAGCTATCTCTCAAATTTCGTAAAATCGGACATTATTGGAAAATTAAAGAGACATACCGTTGCAGGTATTGTCCCACAGATCATTGATTTGAAATATCTTTACGTAGAAATTGACTCGAATGTTTATTATAACACAAATCAGTTCCCATCTGCATCTTCACTTAAAACTAAGGTAACTGAATGTCTTGAAGCATACTCCAATACAACAGAATTGAATAGTTATGGTGCAAGACTGAAATATAGCAAACTTTTAAGAGTAATTGATGATTGCGATTCTGCCATTACCTCAAATATTACTAATATTAGGATTAGAAGAGATTTAAGACCTGTTTTAAACTCTTTTGCTGATTATGAACTCTGTTTTGGTAATAGATTTCACATCGGTGAAGGTGTAAACATCAAAACTAGCGGATTTTACGTTGAAGGATACTCTGGTGAAGTATTTTTATCAGATATTCCAGATTCAAACATGGAAACTGGAACGATTAATCTTATTAGAGCAATTTCTCAATCAGAAATTCAAGTTCTAAGAAGAAATGTTGGAACAATTGATTATGTAAGGGGAGAAATTAATTTGAGTCCAATTAAAATTGTTGGAACATCAAAATTTGAAGCAGAATTTCCAATTATTGAAATTCAAGCAATTCCTTATTCAAATGATGTTATTGGATTACAGGATTTATTTTTGCAACTAGATATAAGTAAGAGTAACGTTAATGTTATTTCTGACACCATATCTTCTGGTGCTGATGTATCTGGATCGAGATACACTGTTTCTTCCAGTTTCTCCAACGGTAAAATTACCCGATAATGTTAGAAAAAAGAGTTAAAATCCAATCCGTAGTTGAAAATCAACTGCCTATTTTCCTTGGTGCAGAACTGCAAGGAGCTGGTGATTTTTTAAAGACATATTATAAATCACAGGAGTATCAAGGTGGTCCAGTTAACCTTTTAGAAAATATTGATCAATATACAAAGGTAGGAACTTATACTTCTATTGTTGGATTCACAACTGTAACTTCTAATATTAATATTGAAGATACAACAATTAATGTTGGCGATACTTCTGGTTGGCCAGAGAAATACGGTCTTTTGAAGATCAATAACGAGATTATTTCATATACAGGAAAAACAAATACCTCTTTTACTGGTTGTATTCGAGGTTTTAGTGGTATTACAAGTTATCATAGCAATAATGGACCAGATGAACTAATTTTTGAAGATACTGAGGCAGATGAGCACGTTTCTGATGATCAAGTTTTAAACGTTTCATCCCTTTTTCTAAAAGAGTTTTTTAAGAAGTTAAAAACTCAATTTTTACCAGGTCTTGAAGACGTAGAACTATATGATGGATTAAGACCATCCAATTTTATAAAACAATCTGTCGATTTTTACAAATCAAAAGGAACTCCTGATTCTTTTGAAATTCTTTTTAGAGCCTTATACAATGATGAGATTGAGGTAATAAAACCCCAGGATAATTTGTTTATTCCGTCAGATGCGGGATATAGAAGAGTTTTGCGATTAAATGCACAACCAATTCCTGGACAAGCAGATGTTTTAGATAAGTATCTTTCTGGGTCCGTTACAAAAAATGTATATCAAGAAGATAAAGACGGCAATATAACAGCATCAGGTTCAGTTGTTCAAGCTGAAAGAATTCTTAGAGATGGTGTGCCATCTTTTAGGATTGATATTGATTATGTTGAAGATAAAGATACTAATCTTTTTGGATCAGTCTATGGTGAATTTAAAATTGATAAACATACACAAGTAATTGGTAATGTTGCGTCAGGTTCAACGTTCATTGATGTTGAATCAACTATTGGGTTCCCTAGCAGTGGTGAACTTGAAGTAAGGTATTCTACTGGTGATGTTGGTATTGTAACATACGCATCTAAAAATGTAACTCAATTTTTAGGTGTTGATGGTCTCACTGGTGGAATCATTCCCGATAGGTTCGAAATTTTTGAAAATTCAAAATCTTATGGTGTTCTTGATGACGGACAGGAATTTGAATTCAAACTTAAAGGAAGTCTTGGCGAATATAAAATAAAGGCAACAGACATTGATACTCCATATTTTGTAGAAGGAGACATAATTAAGAATCAATCTTTGGGTTATTCAAAATCTAATGTTGTTACGGATTCTTTGATCTCGAATGAGACAGGTAGATTTCAAATTAAGACAGCAAGGATTCTGAATCAAAACCAGTTGGGACAAAATCCCAATATCATTTCACTGTATCAAATTGAAAGCTTTGATCCCCATAACTTTAACATTGGAGATTCTATCCAAGTTATTACTCCACGTGGATTAGAAACAAGTGGTGTTGTTAATAAAATCATCTCAGAGTTTGTATTTGATGTTTCTGGTCTTTCTGGATTTGATCCTGCACGTGGAGGATCTGTTAGAAGATTAATTACAAAGGTAAATTCTCAAAATGCTGTTGTTAATAATTTGCCTGCAAATGTACTGAAATCATTTTATGATGAAAATGATTCGGTTTATCTTGCATCGCATTCACTGCCACATTATCAAAACCCAATAAACGTTAAAACAGGAAACGTTGTTTTAACAGATAATGGCAATAGCGCAACTTCTCCTTATATTATAAGCGGAGATACTATAAACTATACTGATCATGGTTTCTACACTGGTGATGAAGTTTATTATCAACCAGATAAGTTTGTTGAACTTTTGGCAGGGTATGGTGAGCCAGTTGCAATTACTACGGTTAGAAATCTTGGAGATTTAACTGAGGGTAGATATTTTGCGAAGAGAATCGATGCGAATAATTTCAAACTTTCTCAATCTAGATCTGATATCTTTAATAATAATTTTGTTGACGTTAGTGGAATTGCTAGCAGTCAAGTAATTTATCCAATTGCTTCATATGAGAATCAATTAGATTCTTCATATGGAGTTAGAAAGATTCCTGTTTTTATCGAAACTCTTGACACAAAAACGGAGACTGCTCCTGGAAACGTTGGTGTTTTTGTCAATGGTGTTGATATTCTAAGTTATAAGTCAAATAGTTATTGTTATTATGGAAATATCACTGGAATTGATGTTCTTGCTGGTGGATCTAACTATGATATCATCAATCCACCACAGATCATAATTTCAGATTCTGTCGGATCAGGTGCTACTGCAACTGCTTCTGTTCGTGGTTCTCTCGATTCAATCGAAGTAATTGATAGTGGGCATGATTTCTTATCTGATCCAATAATTACAATTACTGGTGGAAATGGATTTGGTGCCAAAGCAAAAGCAAACTTAAAATCAGAAAAAACAGTAGCGTTTACTGACGTAAGTGAAGGTGCTGGATATATTTCCACATCAACCAATGTCATTGGATTTAGCACCTATCATAGATTTAGAAACGGTGATGCTGTCGTTTATAGCTCTAATTCACAAACGGCAATTGGAATTGGTAGCACCGATCTCTCTCAGACAAGAGACGCTTATTTGGTCAACAATTCAATTTACTATGTAAACACTAAGTCTCTTACTGAGATCACTCTGCATGGGCACCAGAGTTCTGCTTTGGCAGGTGTCAGCACTATTAACATTACCACATTTGGTGAAGGTAATCAATACTTTACATCTGTCAGAGAGAAAAAGATTCTCTCTTCAATTTCAGTAGAGGTACCAGGATCTGGATATTCTAACAACTTAGTTAAGGTTTCTTCATCAGGTGTAAGCACAAGCAAAGATCAAATTAATTTTGCAAATCATGGATTCTCAACAGGTGAAATAGTAAGATATCAATTTGATGGATCTTCTATCAGTGGATTAACAACAGATCAGAACTATCTGGTAACAAAGGTAGACAATAACTCTTTCAAACTTTCATCTGCTGGTATCGGAACAACACTATCCTATTATAACTTCAATAATCACATATTTGCAGATTTGCAAAGTGTTGGTTCTGGTGGCACACATAGATTCAACTATCCAGAAATCACTGTTAGTATTTCTGGAAACACTGGAATTGGAACAACTAATAGTGCTACTTTCCAATCTGTTCTGAAACCTAATTTTAGAGGCAGTGTTTATAAGGTTAATGTTGAACGAGGTGGTGTTGGATATGGATGTTCAGACATTCTAAATTTTGAAAGGCAATCATTAATTACTTTTGAAAATGGAAGTTCTGCACAATTAAAACCAATTATTGAAGGTGGTAAAATAAGAGAAGTCTTTGTTCTTAACGGAGGATTTGGATATAATTCTTCGCCCACTTTAAAAATCTCTGGTTCTGGAAAAGATGCCCAGTTAACTCCTGTGATCACAAATGGAGTTATTACTTCTATCAAGGTTAATAATTCAGGAACTGGATTTACAACTAACACTACTTTTGTAGATGTTATTCCGACTGGCAGTGGAGCAAAAGCAAGAACATCTCTTAGAAAATGGAATGTCAATGAGTTTGAAAGAAGAAAGAAACTCCTAAGTGAAGATGATGGTCTCTTGTCTAATAGTTTGAATCAGTATTCAAGGGGTTCTTATGCATCTATGAGTGCTCCCAGAGCACTTAGACAAAGTTTGTATTCTAAAAATGAAGATGGATCTTCAAATTATGGTGCAGATACTTTTGATTTAATCAAAATAAATGGAATTGAAATAAGATCAAAAAATCACTCTCCTATTATTGGATGGGCTTTTGATGGTCACCCAATTTATGGTCCATATGGATACTCTAATATTGAAGGTGGAACGATCAAGGAGTTGGAATCTGGTTATGAATTAGATCCTAGTCTGGATAGACCAACAGGTTTCCCAGATGGATTTTTTGTTGAAGATTATTCTTTTGTCAATAATGGTGATCTTGATGAACATAATGGAAGATTCACAAAAACTCCTGATTATCCAAACGGAGTATATGCATACTTTACAACAATAAATCCTGGTAGTTCTGATAGTGATGGTCCATTTAAAAATTATAAGCAACCAAAATTCCCATATGTAATTGGCAATACGTTCAAATCAAAACCAGATCAATTTAATTACAATAGACAAATCAATCAAATTGACTATAATTATGATCTTTTAATTAGAAACTCTAAACCATCAAAAACAAATGAAGTTTATGGGTATAATGAATATATTAATAACTCTTTTAAAGATCGAAGACAAATCTCCGTTGTAGAATCTGTCAGAAAAGGAGCTGTCACTGGTTATGATATTGTTTCCGCAGGAACAAGTTACAAGAGTGGAGATCTAGTATATCTTGATGGGAATCCAAAATATGGAAGACAATCAAGAATTAGCGTTGGTAGAATTGTAGGAAAAGATGTTGTATCATTAGCATCTTCTACTATTACATCCGAAAACTTAGAACTGTTTGTCGGTGGTGGACTTGCTATTGGATATTGTACCTCTCCCCACAATTTTGAAAACAAAAATCGCGTTGTGATTTCTGGATTGTCCACTGAGTCCTATGCAAATCTCAATGGAACAAAGAATATCAATAATCCACAAAGGATTTGGAAATTAGAAAAGTATCTCGATACTCCATCTAACACTGGACTAACAACTAACGTTTTCCTTTCTGGTTCATATGATCCTCTGTATGTAAGAGAAAATACAATTATTGGAGTTGGGGTTTCTGCGGAAAATCTTGAACAGTTAAAAATTCTCAATGTTGACCCTCTCAACTCTGTAATGAGGGTACAAAGAAATTATAATGGAACTGTTGGAACTGCTTATTCTGCTGGAACAATTGCAATCGAATTCCCAAGCACTTTTAGTTATAGAGTTGGATTCGATACTTTTATCGGCAATCCTCCAACATTCCAAAGGTATTTTGATCCATCGGAAGTAGTTGGTTTAGGAACCACTGCTATCGTTGGTGTCGGAACAACTATTGCATATCATCAACTGAATAATATTGCACCACCACATCTGCAAGAGAACACTAACTATCAACCAGGCACTGGATATACGAGTAAGATTATCCCCATTAATACTATTCTGATCCCAAATCATTCATTTGAAACTGGTGATGAACTGACATATTCAAATGGTGGTGGATTATCAATCGTAGTATCTGATGGAGTCGGAACTTTCCGCCTCTCGGATCAATTAACTGTATATGCAATCAAGGAGTCAACAGATCTTCTTGGTATTTCAACTACAAAAGTTGGACTTGGATCAACTGGAACTTTTGTTGGTCTTGGGTCAACTGCCGTTCAACTTTCGTTTACTTCTGTTGGATCTGGTGTAACTCACAGCTTTAAGAGAAACACTTCGCCAATTACAGCAGATGCAAACGTTTATGAGGCAACTCTGACAACGGAAGAACCTCATGGTTTAACCTTCCAAGATAATATTAGACTTGTTCCTCTACCAAATAAGGAGCAAACTATTTTTGTTCAATACAATGATTTCAATAGAAGAATTGTATTTGATAGGAAGAAGTTTGAGCCTTCTGCAATCACCACTTCTACTGATACTATTAATGTTCAAAACCATGGATTGGTAAGTGGAGATAAAATTGTTTATACCACTGGCGGTTCTGTTCCAACTGGTTTGGTTGACCAGAAGATGTATTATGCTATTGAAATTGATTCAAACAATATTAAATTAGCAGCGAACAAAGTTGATGCTCTTGGATCTAATCCAATTCCAGTTTCGATTGGTGGCACTGGATCAGGTGAACATTTTATTTCGAAAATTAATCCACGAGTTAAAGTAACGAGAGGCAATACAGTTTCATTTGCTGTAACTGATACATCACTTTCTGTAACGTCTTCTGGTTCAACTTTCCCTGCCTTTAAGTTAGACTTCTATAAAGATTCTAATTTTAGAGATGAGTTTAAAACAACAGGATTAGCAAGAGACTTTGAAGTATCTGGAATAGGAACAATTGGTGTTACAGATCCTGCTGCTGTAAACGTAAGAACAAACGAAACAGTTCCTCAAAATCTTTTCTACAAATTTACTCCAATAAACATTGATATTGCACCAACTTCAAAGACAGAAGTGTTTGTTGATAAAGAGCAGGATTCTGCCAATACTATCTCAATTGTAAACAGCTCCTATCAGGTTGATGAATACCCAACTGGCATTGGATCAACAACCTTCAAATTCAATCTCGTAGAAAAACCAGAATCAACTTCGTACACATCTTCCGATGGTTCATTCTACTATACGCATAAGTCAGCAGTTGCGACTGGACCTATTGACACTATCAATATTAAGACTAGTAACTTAAATTATGAAAATCTCCCTGGCATCACCTCTATTGGATCATCAACAGGATCTGGTGCTCTAATCAGACTCAATGGATCTATGGGTCCAATAAGAAGAATCAACACGATAGACGTTGGATATAATTATCCATCAGATCCAACTTTCAAGATGATTGCAAATACACCAGAAATTCTGCGTGTTGAGGAATTAAATTCTTTTGAAAGTATTGGTGTTTCTTCTGGTGGAAATGGATACAATTTTGCGCCAGCATTTGTAGTTATTGATTCAATCACAAATAAAAAGATTGATAATGTATTCCTCCAAGCAGAGGTTAAAAACGGTTCAATTTTAAAAGTCAATATCAGAGAAAATGCAAAGAATCTCAACGATGTTCCTCCGAGTATTATAACAGTTAACAATCCAAATGGAATTGGAATTAATACTGTTGGTTTCAATAGCATCACGAAAGAAGTTACTCTTTCTTTGAACACTGGATTCTCCACTGCATCTTCTTTCCCATTCTTTGTTGGTGGTAAGGTTTTTGTTGAAGGGGTTGGAATTGCCTCTACTGGATCTGGTTATAATTCGCCAGATTATAACTATAAATTCTTCGAAGTTACTGCCATTGACGCCAACATTGGTGGAATTGGATCAATCACATATAAATTAGATTCTAGTGTTTCTAATCCAGGAACCTATGTTACTACTAG